TAAGGCGTACACTGATTACGAGGGCTGTAGAGGCTGGGGTAGACATAGTGTCTTTAACTCAGGTGACCGGGCATAAGAATATTACATCCCTGCGACCTTATATACAGAACACTTTGGCAGGGGCTACTAGTGTCCTAGACAAGGTGGATGCTTTCGATGGTGAGTAGGGTATATCAATTACTGGACACATTAGACTTAACAGAGGGGCAGTCAGTACGAATAAACTGCCCCGACTGTAACGATGATAATAGTTCACTTGGACTAAAGGTTGAGAATGGTACTTATGTATGGAATTGCTTTAGGGTAAGCTGCAATAGTAGTGGAGCCTCCTTCCAGGGTATGACAGCCTCAGAAATTAGAAAGGCATTCAATAAAAACAATGATGACCGTTTGTGGCAAGAGGATACCTGCCACGAATTAGATCTTATGGATGTCCCATCCTATGTCGTATCAAACAAAGGTGATAACAAATTACTAAATGGTTTCATATCTTACTGGGGATTGGAGGGAGTAGACATAAGATATGATGTTCGAGACAAGAGAGCCGTGTTTCCTATCTATGAGGGCTCCCGGCTTATTGATGCCGTAGGCAGAGCATTAGATGGCTCGATACCTAAATGGTTCAAATATACTGGAGGGGCTAAGGTTTATATGACTTCCCCAGCCAAACCTAATGGTGTTGCTGTTATTGTGGAGGACGTTATTAGTGCAAACACTATATGTAGTATGTGTCCTAATGTCACAGGGGTAGCTATCCTAGGTACTACAATGAGCGTGAAACATATGGAATATCTTGAAGATTTTACTCGTATTATTGTGGCACTGGACAGGGATGCTTCTGTCAAGACCTTGACTTACAAACGAGAGATTGCGTCTTGGCTTGGGATAGACACAATTGCTATGCTGTTACAGGATGATATTAAGTATAAAAAGCCAGATGATAAAGAGTTACTAACAGCTCTATGTGGCTAAGATCGGAAAAAAGGCAGATACACAGAGCAAAGCTAAACTTCAAACTCCCCCCACCAACGACCTACCCTGCTTGTGTAGGACTATGTCAGGCAGGTAAGTGGGGTGCAGTCAAGGAGTGTTGGAGCAATGGTAAATCACAGAATATGAGATGGTACTATTATCCTTTTGCAATGAGGTTCTTTAATTGGGATAGAAATGGAGCCTACTTAGGCAGGAGAAGGAAGATTAAATGAGTGAGATTGCACTACTTAAGACCCTACTAGACAAAGACTTCTACGAAGCACACAAAGGGATAAAGTGCCCTGACAAGATATTTACTAAAAATCTAAGAAAGATAAAACAAACTTTAGATTATGCCATGCAGACATACGACAGTAGTCTATCTATAGTTGACTTGGAGGCACTGTTCTATTCAGATAACAAAACTCTTACAACAGCTAACATGGGACAGTATAGAGAGATATTCCGAAAGATTAACAACAGTCGAGCCCTTAATAATGAGGTGGCAGACGAGGTTATGTCTAAGATGTTTCAGCACTGTGTAGGAGAGGAGGTAGCTAATATTGGTTTCTCTTATGCTAATGGCACTGAGAGCACCTTGGAGCCCTTACGGAGGATTATAGAGAACTATCAAGATGATTTTACGCCCAACTTAAAGATGGAGTTTGAGGACATGAGCATAACTACCTTACTGAAAGCTAATGAGACTGAGACACAATGGAAGTTTAACATACCTACGTTAACTCGTAAGGTTGAGGGTGTTAGTGGAGGACACTTTATAATTGTAGGAGCTAGACCCAATACAGGGAAGACATCCTTCCATGCTTCTATGATAGCCTCCCCTCATGGCTTTGCATCCCAAGGGGCTAAGTGCGTGGTCTTATGTAATGAGGAGTCCTCGCACCGGGTAGGTGCAAGATACCTGTCAGCCGCAACAACTATGACGCTAGATGAAATAAAATCAAACACTTCTAAGGCAAGCATGAGGTACGATAAAGTAAATAGTAATATAAAGATTAAGGATGCTACAGGCAAGGACTTGTCTTGGGTCGAGGCTGTGGTTAAGGCAACGAAACCGGACATCTTAGTATTAGATATGGGGGATAAGTTTGCTCCTCGCACCAGTGATAAGACAGATATCTATTTAAGAGATGCCGCCATCCATGCCAGGAACATAGCTAAAGAGTATAACTGTGCGGTGTTCTGGTTGTCCCAGCTTAGTGCCGCAGCAGAAGGTTTAGCTACGCCTGACCAGTCAATGTTAGAGGGCAGTAAGACAGGCAAAGCAGCCGAAGCTGACCTAATGATACTTATAGGTAAGAATAGGGTTATGGAAGGTAATGAGATGGAAGACACGGAGAGACACTTAAATATAGCTAAGAACAAATTACAGGGTGGCTTTCATGGACGTATAACTTGCCAATTGGCAGGTGACATAGCACAATACACAGCATAGAAGGAGAGAATAATATGACGCACTATAATCCAGACCTACCGAAGACTAATTGCTTTACGTGTGATGGCAGTGGGATAGTTTACGAGGGGGAGCATTTTCCTTCTGACCCCAATAATCCGTGTGTTCACGCAGAGACTTGCCTAGATTGTATGGGTTCAGGGTACGTTACAGAAAAATGAGAGTAGTGTTAGATGTAGAGAACACAACTACGAAACGTAACAACAAGACACACATGGACCCGTTTGAAGCCAACAACTTTCTGGTTCAGGTGGGTACTAAGAATGTAGATGTACCCAGTCAAAGACATTTACTTACGTTTGATCATATTGAGTACACGGATAGAAGTGGTGATAATGCTAAACTTCTACAGACTATCTTAGATGAAACAACCCTATTGATTATGCATAATGCCCAACACGATTTGATGTGGCTCTGGTCATCAGGGTTTAAATACGAGGGAAAGATATACGATACAATGCTTGCTGAATACCTTTTGCAGAGAGGTCAGAAGCAACCCCTAAGTCTATTGGCTTGTGCAGAGCGAAGAAACTTAACCTTTCAAAAAGATGATACATTAAAGAAATACTTCAAAGAAGGATACAACACCAATGAAATACCGCTTAAAGAGCTTACACATTATCTTGGCTGTGACATTGACACTACTGCCGAGTTGTTCGTTGCTATTACTACCGAAGCCGGAGCCCAAAGCGAGGGAGACAGAATGGATAGAGTACGAAACATTACCTTCAGAGTCTGTCAAGCCCTCACAAGAATGTATATGCGGGGATTCCGGGTGGATAGACGAGCCCTTCAAGAAGTAAGGGAACTATTCAAGCAAGAGAAAGCTGATATAGAAAAGAGATTGTTTAGCCAGATACGAGAGCTAATGGGAGATACTCCTGTCAATCTTAACAGCCCAGAACAAGTTTCCCAGGTTATATTTTCTCGTGCTGTGATAGACAAAAAAGAATGGGTAGACTTATTTGCATTTACACGCACCCCACAAGAGTTCAAGGATGCTGTTGCAGCTAACAGCCGAATGCTTAATAGAACAGTAGCATCCAGTTGTCCTACATGTAATGGGGAAGGTAGCCACTACAAAAAGAAAAAGGATGGCTCCAACTTTAAGAACCCAAGCAGATGCGTGGACTGTTTATCTAGAGGATACCAGCTTAAGCCAACCAATAGAACTGCCGGGCTTATGTTTAATCCCCCTAACAAGACCTGGGTTAGTAACAATGGTTTCAGCACTAGTAAAGGCAATCTAGATATTCTTATATCTACAGCTAAGACACGGGGCATGGCTCCAGCTATTCAGTTCTTAGAGGACGTACAGAGACTATCTGCTGTTTCAACGTATCTATCCTCGTTTGTCGATGGGATAGCTAATTACACTAAAGAAGATGGGTTCTTACATGTTGGTCTGACACAACACATTACAGCTACTGGCAGGTTCAGTGGTCGCAATCCCAACATGCAGAACATGCCTAGGGGTGGCACGTTTCCAGTGAAGCGTGTATTTGTGTCTCGCTGGCAGGGTGGTCACATATTGGAGGCTGACTTTGCACAATTAGAATTTCGTGTTGCTGCATATTTAGCACAGGATAAGACGGCAATGGAAGAAATCAATACAGGGTTTGATGTACACGCCTACACAGCTAAAGTTATAACCAATGCAGGACAACCTATATCTCGTTTGCACTCGAAAGCACATACATTTGCTCCATTATTCGGGGCGAGTGGGTTTGGCAAGAGCAAAGCTGAAGCTGCATACTACAAACATTTTAATGAAAAGTATGAGGGCGTAGCTAAATGGCACAAGAAACTAGGTAACGAGGCTATCCGGTATGGTAAAATAGCGACACCGTCTGGCAGACAATTTGCCTTCCCTGATGTGGAGCGCAGAAAAAACGGACAGCCTTCTCACTTTACTATGATAAAGAATTACCCGGTACAAAGCTTTGCTACTGGTGATATCGTTCCAGTTGTATTGCTGGAGTTAGATAAAAGATTAGAACCTATGAAGACATGTATAGTTAACTCAGTACACGATTCGATGGTGCTAGACATACACCCACATGAGAAAGAATATGTCTTACAAATCATATCAGATTTAAACATTGACCTAAGTAAAATTATAGAGGAAGCTTATGACGTAAAAATGAATGTACCTATGCTTTTAGAAGCAAAAATTGGCCCTAATTGGCTTGACTTAAAAGACGTTTCATAGTATAACTGTAACTCTTTCACACATTAAAAAACAAAGGTAAAAAGATGAACTCAGAACTAATAATTCCAGAAGGAAATAACAAAACATTAGCCGAATTGGTTGGTGTTTCTGTCAATATATCAGGTAGTGACACTAACAAACAATCAAAGTCTTCTACTTTAGCGAGGTTAAATCTTACAAGTAAAGCTATTATGGGAGTTAAGAACATTGAAGGCAAGGACATGAACCTTGAAGTTATTCCTGCTGGAGCGTATGAACTAGTACAAGATGACGGAACTAAGGTGTATTGTATTAATCCAATCATTAGAATTCTTACTTTCAGGGAGCAGTGGGGGCGATTTGATGTAGAAAACAATAAACCAGATAGGTCAGTAATGGTAAAGGGTACTGTTTTTGGAAATGTTCTTAAAGATTCTACTGGAGGCACTAATTTAGGTAGAATACCTAATGAGGTTTGTCCTGATTTTTTTGATGACCACTGGAAAGATAGGCCAGAAGATTATAAAAAAAGAATCCTTGACGTTAAAAGACATAGGCTTTTGTTTGGAACAATAGATTTTAATGGGCAGGCGTTGGATGAATTTGGAAGTTCACTTAAAGGTTATAAAGATCCTATACCTTTTTTGTTTAATGTTAAAAATAAAAAGAGTTTAAGCGAAATTGAAATTTATTTTAATAAAAATGAAGAAGCTTCAGCAGATCAATTAGGTTTTTCTCAGCAAGAAATCCCTCGTAGAAAAGCAAAGAAAGCTAGAAGACTTGAGTTGGAAGCAAAATGTGCTGAAAACTTATTAAAAAGTAGATATACATTAGGTTCTAAAATTCACGACACAGGGTTTTTATGGAGTTCTGTGGTAATAGAAAAAGTAGAGCAAGGTGATTATCTTGACGGAGATATAGAGAACCTTATAAAGTTTAATGAGTGGGTCGAGTGGTCTGACAATTTAACATTAAATTCATGGAAAGAAAATAATGTTGAACAGCTTAGTGATATACAGGCGGAATTAGTCCAAGACTTTGTAGATGTTGAGTGAAGCGG